GTTTTCAACTGTTTGTTTTCAACTGTTTTGTTTTCAACTGTTTGTTTTCAACTGTTTGTTTTCAACTGTTTGTTTTCAACTGTTTGTTTTCAACGGTTTGTTTATTAATATTTTTTTTTATTAATATTTTTTTTTATATATTTTTATCATATATATATATTTATTTTATCATATATATAATGAAATTTACTGATATTTTTTGGAATTTTTTGCTAAAAAAAGAAATTTATAAAATTTTTGGTGTACCTGGTGGCGCCATTGATGATATAGTAGGCTCAAAACCTAAAGAAATTGAATGGATTAATACAGGACATGAATTACAAGATGGGTTTTTAGCTCAGATTTATGGAAATTATACTAATAATGTAGGTATTTTAATTGTTACAACAGGACCCGGCATTGCAACTGCAATATCGGCACTAAAAAATGCCGACTCTGAAGCAAATCCTCTAATGATTATATCAACATATGAAAAATCACATATTGACAATTGGCAATATTGGGATATTTTAAGCATTTCTAAAAAAATTACAAAGTATACATTTTATATCAAATCAACAAAAGATATATATTTAATTCAAAAGGCGTATGATACTGCTAAAAGGTATACAACTGGCGTTTTATTATTAATTAATGATAAACTTTTTTTAAAAAACAATCTTAAGCAAATATCAATTAAATCTATAAATGAAACACATGGTCTCAAAAGTATTATAGATACATTATCATTAGGATTAACTAATAAAAATACATTAATAGTATTAGGCAAGGGTAAATTTTATAATTATAATTCAGTTATTCAATTTATTAAGAGAAATAAATTACCATATATTACAACATGGAAAGGGCGCCATATTATTCCAAATACGCTATACTGCGGCCGCATTGGGTCTATGGGGCACCATTCGGCCAATTATGCGATTTATCATGCGACACATGTACTTATTATTGGCGATGTATCAAGTTCCCTAGTAAGCAATTTTTATTTAGATAAGTTTTCTGTTGTGTTCATAAAGGATAAAAAAGTGTTTACATTAACACATCGCAAAGAAATTGCAGTGGCAAATTCAAAAATATTCGAATTAGAATATTTTGAACAAATATTAGACAAATTATCAATTTCTGTTCCGGAAAAATGGCTCAAATTTTTAACAAAATCAACTTCTTCATTACTAAGAGAATTAACCCCGATATCTGAATTAGAAAAATATATAGCAGTTGCTGCTAAAATATATACAAAACACAAATTAGATATACCTGTTACATCTGGAGTTGGCAATCATTGGTATGGTGTTGGTAAATTTATGGAATCAAATCAATTAGAGAGCGCAACTACATGGGCTTCTATTGGAGTGAGTTTTGCAAATGCCATCGGATTATATTATGCAACTAAAAAACATGTTTGGGCATTTGAAGGCGATGGTGGCACTATATTTTCTCTAAATGTATTAATGTTTATTATAAATAATGAATTGCCAATTACAGTGACTATTTTTATTAATCATTTATATTCCGCAGTTAGTTCTAGTTTTACTATGAAGGGAATGAAGCCGAGTGATACAAATGTAGTCCCAAATATACCATGGCTAAAAATGTTACCAAATTGCCACATTTTTAAATCTTTGGGAGAATATGAAAAGTATTTAGACAATAACCCAATCTCAACAAAATTGAGATTTATTATTATAATGGTTGGCGATAAAATAAGTGATAGCCACATTTACGAAATTGATATCAATAAAGAATATAGAACAAATTTAAAAAATAGTAATTTTGAAAAAATTATAAAGGCAAAATTAGTAATTAAATCTGAATAAAATTGCAAAAAAAATATGCATATATTCAAACGGGTTTTCAAACGGGTTTTCAAACGGGTTTTCAAACGGGTTTTCAAACGGGTTTTCAAACGGGTTTTCAAACTAGTTATTGTAGTGGCGCGATTACCGCACTAATTTTTCTTTGGTGTTCCATTGTGCAAAAAATGGATGCCGTTGTTAAAATGAGTCGATTTGCGCATTGTTTAACCAATTCATCGCACTTATAAAATGCAATTTCTTCAATTTTTTTAATAAATTCATCACTTGTAAATTGTTCAGGATAAAAATGCTGAAACACCATACGAAAAGCATCCAAGATTGCGTCAATTTGCTCATCAATTGTAATTCTCAAGTCAGATTCAGCAAATTTCTGAAATATAACTACCGTTACGGATTTTATTTGCTCAATAAATTGACAAAATAGTGCATTATGTTTAGTTCTCAATGTATTGAGAATGGACTCAGGGTCTCTATTATCCATATGCATTTGGTCTTCATAACCAAAGAGCAGATTTAAAAAATCATCAAATGATACTTCTGATGACTCCGATAGAAGAGATACAACATTAGAAATAGCTACTTCAATTGCATTTGGCTGTATCTCATTACGATATAATACAGCTATTGGCTCATCCACACTAAATTGCGCCATTTATTATATGCTATATAATAATATACTATATTTATATAATCTATTTATATAATATATTTATATATTCAAATTTAGATCGTATTATTTAGAGCGTATATCTATAGTTTCAAGCATATTTGAATATATTATAAAAATATATTATAAAAATATAGTATATAAATATAGTATATAAATGGCATCAAGATTTGAAGAATTATTATCATATACATCATTTCCTGATGAAATTAAAGCAAAAATTAGAGAAAGCAAAGATTTGCGCAATATGCTAGATGCATTTTTTAGTCTATATAATGTGATTTCAACAAATTTGGATATTGTTCCTGATCGGTTTGAAAAGGAAGTAAAATTAATGGTCAAAATGTATGTTGATGCCATGCACGCTGAGGCCCAAGAAGCTCACCTTTTGCCAATTTTAATTAAAGTGCTATGGGTGAGGTCCAGGCTAAGTCTTGCAGAGCATATTCCAACCACAACTGATGCCGAGCCGCACTCATTATTTCAAAAAATTTGCGCAATTATTACCATCATTGACAAAAACAATAAGGATTTAGTAGACCATTTAAATGCGCTCATTTTTAAATTTGCAGAGACATTAATTCGGGCGCCTAATGTTGGTATTAAATCTGAAATTATCAATTCTGGGTGGTATTACTTACGACTTGCCGTACATTCGGCCATGCCAGAACCAACCGAAGAGTGGCAGCGCAAGGCTATAGAAGAATTATCCGTATAATGGAGAGCATTATATGCATTTTTTTTTATAAAATATTTGAATAATATAATATATTATAAATAATACTTTTTATAATTGTTGCAATAATGCCTCCACATATTTTAGCCCTTTCCTCATCATTATGGCACTTAAATTTTATATTTGCCAGTTTTTTTATTGGCGTATTAATGCGCCAAGAATTGCCACCTAACCACATTGACAAGTTATTTCTACAAGTAATACGAGATGTTGCGCATAATGTAATTTATACAAAAATTGCGAGGGCGGATATTGACTATAATGCCGTATATCTTAAAATAATACAAGAAGTGTTTAATAGAGCTAAAGTATCCGCTAAAGTAGCCGCTAAAGTAGCCGTGACTAAAATAACTTGGGTACGACCACATTGGGCGTTACTTTATTTGGCTCAAGTTTTAAAGCCATTTGAATCGCGATGCGAATTTTTTCATTTTATAATTGAAATTACAAATGGAGGAGATACTTCTTTGGAAAAAGTATTTCAACTTGCCTTTAATATCGGTCAATTTATTGGCAATTGTAAATGGTATAATGCGCCAATTGCCGTATTTCTAGTATGCTATTTACGAATGCAATATCGATGGTATCATACCAATGGCGATAACTTATCTAATGAAAATTATTTGCATATTTATTTGCATATAAATGCAATATTAAGCACCTATGAGGCATAAAATATATAAAATATATAAAATATAATGTATAGTATATTATAAAATAAAATATATAAAATATATAAAATATATAAAATATAATGTATAGTATATTATAAAATAAAATATATAAAATATATAAAATATAATGTATAGTATATTATAAAATATATAGTATAAAATATGGGAAATAAAAATAGTAGCCAAAAATTTATAATGCCGCCAAATAATGCGAGCGATCTAACAAAAGACGCTCTGTATTATGATTATGGCTCATCAGCAAATCCTATTTTTTCGAAATTAATTTCTCCTGTTCCATATCACACTTTTTCTCCAGATTTTTTTAATCAAAAAATTAGTGGAATTCTTCCATTAGATGTTAGTAAGGAATTGGGGGTTCCTGGGCCTGCAACTAGCCCCTCTTTACTTGCAAATTTTGTTAAAATTGTAAATGGCTCATTAAAAACAAATGCATTAGCAACTAGCCAATTATTTTTTGTTTTTCAAGGAAATGGCCGCACTGAAGCATGTGGTATAGTAATTGAATGGAAACAAGGCGATTTTATGGTATTACCGGCGCATGGGGAGGCAATTCATTACTGTGACGGAGAGGCCAGTTTTTACTGGGTGCATGATGCTCCACTTCTCCAATATCTTGGAGTAACGGCAACAAATGCAAGGTTTCGCCCTACCGTATTTAAACATTTAAAAACTGAGTCTAAATTAGGAGAAATAATGAAGGACCCTACAGAAAGCAAAGCCAATCGCATAAGTGTGCTTTTAGCAAATGCAAATTTTCCACAAACGCGCACAATTACACATACATTGTGGGCAATGTTCGGCCTTTTACCTAAAGGCGCGGTCCAATATCCACACCGTCATGAATCCGTAGCATTAGATTTTGTTATAAGTTGTGAACCAGGATGTTACACAATGATAGGAACTGAACTTGATACCGATGGAATGATTAAAAATGGACAGAGAGAGGATTGGAAAACCGGTGCCTCTTTTATAACTCCGGCGGGATACTGGCATTCGCACCATAATGAGTCTGGCGCGGATGCACATGTACTGCCGATTCAAGATGCTGGTCTTCATACCTATCTACGCACTTTAGATATTTTATATAGTCACCCTAATCACGATCACTCCTCATATATTTCACAAAGTCCATCAATATAATTATAAAATTATTGTCTGGGTTTGCCTTCAATGTTTAATATGACTGAGCTATTAATGGCGGCAGTATGCATATAGGCTACTCAATATTTGAATAAATAACATTTGAATAAATAACATTTGAATAAATAACATTTGAATAAATAACATTTGAATAAATAACATTTGAATAAATAACATTTGAATAAATAACATTTGAATAAAAAAACATTTGAATAAAAAAACATTTGAATAAAAAAACATAAAATGCACCCAAGATTGATATCTTTGAGCCATTATAAGCAATTAAGTTGCGCTATATTATGTAATTCTATTTTTAATATTGATTATAAAACCATTAATGCGCTTAATACAGTGATTCAAATTCAAAAATTTTGGCATGAATTGAAAATAACTGACAAAATAATAGATGTTGTTATTAAACAAATTTCACAATATCGTTTTTATATTGATGGTAATATATATCTTAATAATTTAAATTTATTGCAATGTATTGATGCATATAGACATCAATATAATTATAATATATTTTATGATGCGAGTGCCTATAGTGCCCCTGGAGAAAAGATTAAAATTGATAAATATTTAAAATGTTTTGGCGGTGGAATTACACGAGGCGTTGGTAATATGGATTTTAGGTTGCTTCCGCTCGAACATTTTGAAATTTGGCTAAAAATATTAGAAAAAGATTATGTTTCAAATTCAAGAACATTTGCCGCATATAAAAAAACATATACAATGGAATATCAAATGGCAAAATCTATGAGAGAGTCATATGTTGATGCAACCACATATGTATTAGAGCCGCATTCTATATTACACGAATATAAAAATGCTGAATTAAAATCAGCCCATGCTCAATTAAAAGAAGAAACTGATAAATGCGCAGAAGAAAATGCTGAATTAAAAAAACAAATAAAAAAATTAAAAAAATATATTAAAGAGGCCAATCTATGAGCAGCGATATATCTATGCGCAGTGATATATCCAATTATTTAATTGCATTAGATAATCCTCATCATCTCCATATAAAATATAAATATTATTATTTGACAGTATTTTTGTTAAAATTTGGTATTTAAGTGAATTCTTTATTTTGTCTTTAAAAAATTGATTTACACATAGGCCATATTCAATTTTTATGATCGAAACAAAGTCCAAAAACATAATGGCATATTCCTCCTTTAATGCGGGCGATGCCCATAATTTGGTTTCACATGACCCCTCACTATTTTGATTTTTTTTTTCTAATATTTTAATTGTAATATCTTCAGTAAATAGCGGTACTCTGTTATTAATAACAATATATGCTTCATCGGGATGCCTAAATAATTCAATTCCATAATGAAATTTTATATATGACTTAAAAGCCGATTGTCGAAAATATAAAATGTCGCAATTACAATTGGCATTATTTATGCTCAATACATAATATGTATCATTGGGGGTTGCTTTCTTTTTATTTGCTGTATCATATGTAATCAGCCTTCCATTTTTAATGATGTATTCATTCATTGTTTTATTTTCAAATTTTTTACCATTTATATTTGTATTTGCACCGCCAGATAATTCATTTTTTTTAGGCAATTTAGTGCTCAACATGATATTGTATATAATATACAGTATTTTATAAATAATATAATTGAATTTATAATATATACTATAAAATTCAATTATATTTTATATCATATATACTATAAAATTCAATTATATATATAATATAATACAATACAATATATTTTATAAAATATACAGTATTTTATACAATACAATAATGTCAATAAAGCCAATAAAGCCAATTTTAAAATGGGCCGGCGGAAAAAGCCAATTATTGCCGGAATTAATTAAATATATCCCAGATGAAATGGAAAATTACCATGAGCCATTTATTGGCGGCGGTAGCGTATTATTATTAATGCTACAGTTGCAAAAAGAAGAAAAAATAAAAATTAATAAAAGCATATATGCATATGATATCAATAAAGAACTTATTGATGTATATAAGACAATTCAATCATACCCAAATGAATTATTTTTAGAAATAGACCAAATTATATCAGAATTTAATTCATTGGAGGCCTCGCCAAAAAAAGAAACAAATGGCGATAAGACCACTCGTAAAAACATATCCAGTATTGCTAATGATGAAAATAAGACAACTAATAAAGAATATTATTATTATTGGATTCGAAATAAATATAATGCGGAAATTATTAATGCTGCCTCTGGTGATGCCGCCAATGATAATATTATTTTATTAAGTGCATTATTTATATTTTTAAATAAAACATGCTTTCGCGGCCTCTATAGAGTAAATAAAAATAAATTTAATGTCCCCTATGGAAATTATGTAAATCCGGAAATTATCAATTTAGAGCATTTATTATCAATATCTGAACTAATAAAAGATGTAATATTTATTCATGCTAATTATACAGATTCATTTATGAATTTTTTAGATGGCGATTTTATATATGTTGACCCACCATATGTGCCAGAGTCAATAACCTCTTTTGTTGGATACGCTAAAGATGGATTTACTATTATTGAGCATATTGAATTATTTACATTATGCGGCGGGCATTGTTTAGATGCATCGGCAACATCTACTTCAGAAGCGGCACTAACGACAGCCACTTCAGAATCCGCCTCGGCAAAAACCGTAGGCAAAAAAATAATAATGTCAAATTCAAATACAGAGCTAGTTCATAAGTATTTTAAGAATGATGATTTTCATATAATAGAAATTAAAGCAAAGCGCCATATTAATTCAAAATCTCCTAATATGACAACCATAGAAGTTTTTATACTTAATAAATCCCTAATGTAATTTTGCTATATAGCAAATGTTTTAAAGAGTTAAAATCAATATATTCTAAGATAATATTCACAACACTATTATTTATATAAATATCTGTTTTTTTGCATAATTGAAGTACTATTATTAAATATGTATTTTTAATGTGATGCTGTAATTTTTTAAGTTCTTTAGATTTTATATTATTTAATAAATAGTCCTGCATTAACTTGCGCTCAGTGCGGCTAATAATAGTAACATTGCGCATTTTATATAATTGATGAATATTTTTATAAAATATATTAAATTTTTTATAATTTTGATAAAAAGCATTACTTATTATAATTGCTCTATAAATATAGTAATCAATTGAAATGTCATATAAATCACACATCTTATCAAGATTGCTATCTCTTGTGATGTCATTTAATATATAATTTGTATAAAAATCTTCAATTCTTGCGCAATGGTTGCATAAAATGCAATCGTTGCATAAATTATAACAATGGCAATTATTTTTTTTTTTAAATAAATATGGCTTATACTTTAATATATAATCATATATCATATCTATCACTTTAATAAATTTTAAGTCTAAAAAGCACAATTCAATTATTTTTCTAATATTCCAATGGGATATATGCATTTTATTAATTAGTAATATATGTTGCAATTTTGATATAAAATAATCAACATCAACTGAAACAAATAGAGTCATACTTATATCAGTAAATAGTCTAATGCCTTCATTATATTGTATATGCAATGATACTATATAGTCGTATAAATCATCTCGGCCGCATATAATTATATATGGAATCATAAATGTTGGGATTATATCGCCCCAATTTAGAGTTGAGCGCCCCATTATATGTGCATCCATAACCAGTTTTAATTGTGATACCGTGCAATTATATTTTAACATCTTATTTATTAGCTTGATTGATAAATAAGAACCATCTTTATTAAAATAATATAGGACGGTTTCTATATTTCCGCACAGATCTAAGTTTATAATATCGCCACAGTATTCAAAAAGATCAATTAATAATTGCATCATATCAATAGATACAATAGAATTATTTAATTCTGAATGCCTTAAAGCGGATTTAATCTGTGATGTAAATAAATTATGACTAAATCCAGCGACATGGCGATTTAATTTACTATGATATAAATCTAACATAAATTGTATATTATCTTCTTTAAGGATATTAAATATATCAATTTTTATATGGCTAGTTATTTCTATTGGAAATATTAGATCCGCGCATATACGAATTAAATAAGTAAATATACTATGATAGTTTCCTTTTATTGACATAGTGAGTAAATTATGAAAAAGAGTTACAATTATATAATCTGATGTATAGTAATCTGAAAGCTCAAATCTATATAATTGCAATAATTGAATTGCCATATCTTCATTCAAATCCAATATTAGTTCACCCCTATCATTATACGAAATTTGCTCCGCGTTGATATATTTTAATATATTAAGACTATCTTGTGACCATTTATCTTGTTCCAATATATCAAAATAATTATATATTTTTCTGTTATAAAATTGTGCCGAACAAAATAACTGCATTATAGGCATGGAATAATGGCCGCCATCATAAAATTCTGGAGGAATTTGAACTATATTTTGTTCTAAATTTGACAATAAATAATAAAAAATTCTATTAGAATTATTTATAATTAATATAAAAAGCAGCAATTGATTAGTATTGTCGTCATTATCGGAGAGGTGACTCCTTTTTTCAACATCTAATGGCTCCAGATTAGGAACACCAGCATATATAAATACAAAATACTCTTTAAAATCATATTTTGCGCATAAATGCAATATATGCTTATTTATATCTGATGTATAATGGCGACCCATTTTTGAGTTATATATATGATCAATAAATAAAAAGAATTTATTAGGCTCTTTAATATGGGCAATATTTTCAGATAGCAATTTAACAATGATTTCAATGGTGCCATCATCTATAATGGGCCCATCTATAACGGGGCCATCTATAATGGCCCCATCTATAACGGGGCCATCTATAATGGGGCCATCTATAATGGGGCCATCTATACTGGGGCCATCTATACTGGGGCCATCTATAACGGCGCTATTTATAACGGCCCTTTCCTTATTAATGTATATAATTGCGGCATCAAGAATATGGGGGTCTTTATTAAAATCAAGTTCAAAATATAATATTGTCTCTATGTATCGAATAAACTGCAATGGCGAATTTATATTTGCCGAAAATTTAGAAAATTCCGTACATATTGGAAATATTCCGGCCTCCATTGTGTAGGCATTGCTTAAAATTGGCGAATTTTGAAATTCATTGGGCAATAATTTATCGCGGCCTTTATTATTTTTTAAATACCAATATTCTCCTTTTTTAATCAATAAAGATGCCATTTATAATATATATCTATAAACGTATATTTATTCAAATATACCAATTAAGTCATATTTGAATATACCAATTAAGGCATAAATAAATATATAGATATATATTATAAATAAATATATAGATATATATTATAAATGAATATATAGATATATATTATAAATAAATATATTAACCAAGTTAAACAAAAATGAGTAACTCTATTATGATTATTCGCAATTTAGATGAAATATTATCAAATGAAGCCATGGCAAATAAATTTTTGTCATATTGGTGCGGATTTAATAGAGACTATGAACAGCATACTTTTAAAAATAAAGAAAAAGATTTTATTATTGGAAAAATTATTTCAGATTTAAGGCCTGAAATTATTTATTATTTAAATTATTTATTAATGGCGGATACTATTATTTCTATAAAATGCCAAGAAGAAATTCATATTATTCATAATATGAATTGCATATTAAATTCAAGATATAAAACTAGATATATTGAATTTTTATGTGGATTTTTTGAAAATAAATCCGGTGAAGACTTAGTTATTGCCGAAAGAATTGGCAATGAATTTATAATGGGATTATTATTTTTAGTAAAAGATGATAAAATATTTGCATGCTGCGAGTATTTTATGTCTCTATTAAATAATGATATTGCAAATACAGGCGGCACTTCAGGAATTGGGTCCCATATGGATAGTATTCATATAAATGGCGTAAATATGCTTGAAAATTAATTTAAAAACTCCCTTTTTTAAAATATACAATACTTTTTTTTTAATATTTTTTAAAATATACAATCCTTTTTTAATATTTTTTAAAATATACAATACTTTTTTTAATATTTTTTAAAATATACAATCCTTTTTTTAATATTTTTTAAAATATACAATACTTTTTTTTAATATATATTTTTACATCTTTGAAGATTAAAAAAAATGTCATTAGAAATTGAAGCAAAATTTTTAGAAATTAATTTGGATCAATTAAGAAAATTAATAAAAAAAAATGGTGGTAAAAAAAAATGGTGGTAAAAAAGTGCATAAGATGGTTATGTATGCCATTGCATAGGCGTCGTAGATGGGACTGTGTATACAGTCCCTTAACCAACCTCTACGGAGTGAGAGATATGTATTTAATTTATTAACTGGAGAAAAAGGGTATATAAGAACACGCGATGAAAATGGCCGCGTTACAATAACATTAAAAAAATATCCAGAAAATTCTAAATTTGCGCAAGAATATGAAATATTATTAGATAAATCATCCTCTATAGAAGATGCAAAAAATATGCTATTGGCTCAGGGCTATAAAGTAAAGGCACAACATGAAACCCTACGCGAAAAATGGACGCTAAATGGGTGCCCAGAAATTGCGATTGATACGCTGCCAGGCATTCCTACGTATGTTGAATTAGAATGCAAAAATGAAGCCGAAATAAAAAAAAATTGCAAAATTATTGGGCTTTGATATGAAAGATGCCAAATATGGCCCCTATGTAAATCAGTATATTGATTATTATGGCGCCAATATAGATTCTGCCGAAAACTATCCGGTTTTAACATTTAATAACATTGATAAAGAACTTAGCCCAATAGGGCATACTCTTGATGCCAGCAAAAAAGAATTTCTACAAAAAATAAAAAAACAGAATTTAGCCCTCATTAAGAAAACACTTTTTAGAAAAAAGCTGACCAAAAACCACTTTTTAGAAAAAACCTGACCAAAAACCACTTTTTCTTAAAAAGGTTATGCCATTTAATGATAAGCCCCACACAATCCATTGCAATGCCCACCATTATAATATGGTGTAAAATTACATTGGTATAGTGGCCCTCCAGACTCACCTGACGTACGTTGGTCTTTAAATGGAACTTTGGCATTAATTTTTTCAAGATCTTTTATTGTTGCAAACATTGGTATAGGCGAATCACCTTTTTTCCAACCTCGGCCATTATCTATTTTATTATGGACATAATCATGAAATCTCGCAATTGTATCAACGGCATCTTTATGAGTGTAAACACTGCCTGAGTCTTCAACCTCAAATTTTCCCTCATTCTTGAAAACTCTAAAGTACACGCTAGTCATTTTTCATATGTATTATTAAATTCAAATATATATTATTAAATTTATATATGTATTGTTAAATTTAAATATATTTAAAACACTTTTTAGAAAAAACCTGACCAAAAACCACTTTTTAGAAAAAAGCTGACCAAAAACCACTTTTTAGAAAAAAGCTGACCAAAAAAAAATAAAAGGCATTTAAAACAAAGTTTTAGATAAACTCCGCAATTTGACGCATTAAGTACTCATATCTATCTAAAGATATCATTTTAATAAGATTTTTCATTCTATTTTCTGGCAACCATGGTAGTATTTTTTCTGTATTTTTTACAGCATGGATAAACAGTAACAACTGCACCCTGCCCTCTTGGCTACGCATAATCTCACCCCACTGGTCTAAATCAGTAATACAGTAATCTGACCCACATAGTCCATTACATTGATATGTACTACTATTACACCCCCCTACCACCAAAGCTATCATGCATTTGGTTAATGCGCATTTGATACCATATCCTCGTGATCTTCTAAAATGATTCGGTGTATGAGTATTCATTTCTTCAATTTCATTAAGGGTTGCAAATTGTGGCATAGAATCATCCCCTATTTTCCATCTTAAGCCGCTATCTTCTTTTTGATAGACAATTTTGTGAAACTGGTTAAGCTGTATAATCGCCTCATGACTAGTATAATTAGCACTTGGGTCAACAATCTCATATTGCCTAGTATTTGAATTATACTCAATTTGAAAATATATTTTATCCGTAGTTGTAGTCATCTTTTTTTTATATATTATTAATATATTCAAATATGATATTTGAATATTAATATATTTATCTAAAATAAGTATTATTTTTACAATGGGATATTTTAGCTTTTTGACCAATGATAAAAATAATTCAATTAAAATTGATGTCAAAAAAAAAATATATATGAAAGATAATAAAGGAAATACCTTTATAGAAGAAAATTATGAAGGAGATGGTATATTTGGCGGAAAAGATATATATCTATTATTTGCTCAAATGAATAATTTATCAGTAGAGGGTACTCACATTAAAGAAGATTTTGATATGGAGGATTACAATGAAGAAGACCCTACGGGCAGATTAAGAAATTTGGCCATTGAGATTTGGTTTGCAAATGATATTGATTCATATATTTTTCCAAATTTATTAGAAAAAAATACTGAATGGTCAAATCAAAAACCAAAAGATTGCCCAAATCAAGGCTGGTAAATTTTATATGTTAGATGCATCTGCGGCGGCATTGTATCTGCGGCGGAAACCGCCTCTGCAATATTTTTTTTTATTTATTGGTATCCGCAATGGCTATGGCACCCATGGCATCCACATCTGAAACTGCCATAGCATCCATGGCATCCGTAACATCCACAACGGCTATGGCATCCATGGCATCCGTAATATCCACAACGGCTATGGCATCCGTGACATCCATGTCATCCGCAACTTCATTTATAGAAAATAAGATCATGGTGCGATTATCAGCCTGGCAATTAAACTGTAGGCGGAATAATTCCGGAGTATTTAGGCCTGCTGCCACAAGACTTTCAATTTCCTCTGAGGTCAAAGTTGCTAAATAATCGGCATGAATTTGAGTTGCGTGCGCTAGATGCTGTTCATGCAAATACCGCAATATTGCCTCTGGGTCTGTAATGTTATTGAGCGCACAATGCTTAATGCCGCTCGCAAGACGATTCAACCCTAGAACCTTATCTCCCATAAAGGTATTCTTGCGAGCATATCCATCTACGTTTTTAGTGAGAAACATACGCCAATATTCAAAAGGACCATCAGATAGCGCAAGGAGGCTATGCCCTGGAGGAATTGCAAATATACGAATAACTGGAGTTGTTAACCAACTCTCTTTATGAGAATTAGGGCCTGAAATCAGTGCACATGACATATTATGAGACCCCGTGGGTACAAGGTTGCCTTTGGCATCCGTACCCACTTCGCAAAAGTATGGGTGATTGTATACTACTTGTCTCGTGGCAAGTATTTCATCTGCCCTAGGGGATTGGCCATTATCATCAATAGTCTCTGCTATAATAACCCCCGTGCGTTTATTAATGATGATAGTTGGGCTATCTCCCAAATGCGCAACTACTGCGATATTTAGGGATTCTATAATGACTGTAATATTACAAGTAGAAACCATTCCAGAGAAATCAGAATCAGTGTTTACCGATTTTTGCAAAAATGCAACAAGAGGAGGTAAAACTTGTGCGATATATCCAGGCGCGGCGCATGCTATTACTTGGCGCAATATCCATTTTTTTGACAACTGGACTAGATTGTCTGATAGTACTTGACTATCATCGCCAGAGCCATCAAATAGAAGTAAAAACAGGATGGGTGTACCATCGCTGGTGGTCACATGCATATACCCATCTGAAACTTGAGAATAATCCATCTCTAGGCTATATCCAGCAGACCTATATACGCCATGATTTGCCGATATTAGATAAAAATGTTCCTCTGGTTGAGGCGCATTTCGAGAAGAACAATCCATTATGTTTTATAATATAATTTAAGTTATCAAATATGCCTTTATTAAATAGGCTTTATTCAATAGGATCAAATTGATATACTCCGCGCTCAACTAATTGATTAAAACTATGTATTGGAATATACAAAAATGGTCCCATTGGACGTTCAATACTATAACAATCTGGAGTATTTTCAGTACTAACCCATTCAAGTGCTTCAGGGAATTCAGCGTCATAATTAGCGCTATCGTGTGGTATACTACGCTGATACTCAAAAATATTACAATACCATGGACATTCCTCTTTAAGATTATCTCTTGTTAATATTAAAAATGGATTTTCAGAATTATATAATGTTATTTTTATTTGTCCATCTCTTGTGCTTTCTTCCTCATACCCATATATTAATCTATGTGTATTGAATAATTTACCTACAATATCAGCAACTATATGTACTGGGGATGTAAATAGTGCAGTTTTTTCACTTAAATAAAAAGAATTAATGCGCGTTGCAATAAAAGCAAATACATATAAAGATATATATTTATGGCTTGGATAATTGAAATTAATACTTATAAGATAATCAAATAATTCTTGATTTATTCGAACTTTATTATAAGCATTTTTTATTGTATTTGTATGCATATCAATTAAATTTGAAAATGCTTCTTTTGTATACGTATGTGCAAGTTTTACAATACCCATTTGTGTTATAAATGGTATGCCTTCTTTAGCTATAATGGTAACCATCATTTCAACATCTTGCCAATTTGGTGGTAAATTTGTTTTATTTAGTTCTTTTGATGCATATACAACAAATAAATCTGAAACGGTATTGCTTTTCTTAATCTTAAAATCATTTAACCCAGCATCAATATTAATTACCCTCGCATGTTCGTATTTGGTATTTTTTAAAGGATTAACATTTACTATAGCTGCAGGCGTTATTGTATCGAGTTTTTGCTTAAATATTTCCCATTTTGATAAATTTTCTTCAGTTATTTTAACCATATGAAAAAAATACATCTGATGACCCATTTCCAGATGATAATGAGATTGTAGATTTTGCAAAAACCATATCAGAAATACTTGCTTTTTTAGACATTATACTTGATGTGCTGCTAGCTACATCCTTAATTTCTGATATTAATCCAAAATGCACCAATTTATCTGTAATTGTTTTATTTATTAACTCATTAATTTGAGTAAGATCACTCTCATCTAACGCACCTCCAGTTTTTTTTATTTTTTTGAACCCTCCAGATTTATTTCCCATATTTGAAATAATATTCTTTATATTTTATATGAAATAATATTTAATTTAAAATAAATATTTATTCAATTGGCTCAAATTGATATACTCCGCGATCAACTAATTGATTAAAACTATGTATTGGAACATATAAAAATGGCTCAATGTCGTTAGCACCTTTATAACAATCTCCAGTATTTTTAGGAGTAGTATAATCAAAATTGCGAGATTCATCTTCAGTATTATAATCGCTATCGCCTGGAAAAATCTGGGTGCGTTCTGTTTGAAAAATATTACAATACCATGGACACAACTCTTTAAGATTATCTCTTGATAAAATTAAAAATTCATCAGGCAAATAATATAAATTTAATTTAACAATATAATTAGGTGCAAATCTAAGCATCCGTTCTCGCTCATATCCATATGGTAAGATATAATCATGTTTTAATGTATTAGTCACAATAGAAGAAATTGTATTGGTTGGAGATGTAAATAATGCAGTTATTTCACTCACATAAAACTGATTAATGAAGGTTCCAATAAAAGTAAATAAATATAAAGATATATGGCGATGACTTGGATAATTAAAATTAATTTTGTCAAGCTCCGCATATAAATCACGATTTAGACTTTTATTTTCTATCACACTAGGAGTTTCAATTTTAGGCCCAATCATATTCCCAAATGCTTTTTTTGGATATGTATGCGCGAGCTTTACAATACCCATTGGTGTGGCAAATGGTACGCCTTCTTTAGATGCAACAGTAACCATAATTTCAACATCTTGCCAATTTGGTGGTAACTTTGTTTTATTTAATGTTTTTGATGCATATACAACAAATAAATCTGAAGATGTATCGCTTTTTCGAATTTCAAAATAATCTAATCCCGCATTCATATATATATGCCTAGATTTAGATTCTACTTTATATGCAGGTAACTTTGAAATTGCATCAGGTGGTGTTATTAACTGATCCCCTATATAGTTTAACATATTTGGGGTAATTTTTTTTATATTTTTTTCAAATTCGCTCCATTCTGATAAATTTTCTTCAGTTATTTTAACCATATGAAAAAATACATCTGATGGCCCATTTCCAGATGATAATGAGATTATAGATTTTGCAAAAACCATATCAGAAATACTTGCTTTTTTAGACATTGCACTTGATGTGCTGGATATATCTATTAAAGGCTCAATTGCACTTGATTTTTTAGCACTAGTTGGTATCAATCCATGAGTCACTAATTGATTTGTAATTAATTCATTGATTTTTTCAATATCATTCGAATTTAATTCCCCACCAGTTTTTTTTATTTTTCTGAACTCACCAGTTTTTTTTATTTTTCTGAATCCTCCAGATTTATTTCCCATTATTTTAATAATATTATCTATATTTTATTAAAATATATTTTATTAAAATATATTTTATTAAAATTTGCTTATATTTTATATTTTGCCTATTTTTCCCATCCTATAAATTTAACACTAGGTATATTATCGGCATGGGGTGCATTTCCCTTAGCGTCACAAAGTACGCCGCATTTAAATATAAATACACCATTACCATATTTATTATAATATTTTTTTGCCTGTTTTTGGACATTTTTTTCTAGAAATCGATGTTTATAATATGGATAATTTTTAACCTCAATCCATTTAATTTCAATTCCATTTAATTGAATATGTTGATTATGGTCCGTAAATAAAAAATCCGGCGTTAATATTGGTTCTATATTTGCGTCATTGCTGCCATTTGCGTCGTCATTTGCATCATTGTCTTTTATAGCGGCGACAGAGGCAGCAGCCTCAGCCTCTTCTTTAATATGTACTTCTGTTTTAAATTTAATATGTAGATCAGATAATTTTTTGGCTACTAGGTCTTCAAATTCAAGAGACCGCGTCTTTGCATCGCTGCTATTAAATGAAGACGTTGGGTCTAATTTTAAAATTTGGTCCAATTCGCTATTTAATGCGGCCAATTCCTCTGGAAATGGTTTATCTTTTCTTAAAAAGTGTTTTGTTTCTTTTTGATTATATCCAAAATCCTCACATAATTGTTTTAATGTTAATAAATATGGCAATTTGTGCTTATCGGCAATTAATGTTAAATCAAATCCATTTTGAAAATCTTCTTTTATTTGTTTGGATAATTCTTTTATTTTGGGTTTGCTCATTCCTATATATATTTGAATCTCCATTCCCCTTATTGCACATAATTGCATATGTGTAATTTCAAAATCCAAATTAAATTTATTCGTTAAGATATGCGCTTGTCGTTCATAAAATTTTTGATCATCTTCAGATATAATATGAAAATTTGGATGAGATACATGTCGGTGTTTTATTATATTTAATATATCAGTTAATAATGCAGGGGTTATAAATTGAATGCTTTCTATTTCTATTTCTATTTCAATGATTTTATTAGATTTAATATGGTCATTAGATTTAATATGGTCATTAGATTTAATATGGTCATTAGATTTAATATGGTCATTAGATTTAATATGGTCATTAGATTTAATATTGTTGGCATTGGTGTCATTTTGGCCTTTATTATTTTTTAATTTTATAAATGCGCCGCCTCCCTTATA